TCATGCCGCAACCAGGATCGGTTCTGTCCGGACGAGAGCGCCAAGCTTGAGCTTGGCTACTACCTGCTTCTCTCCGAATCGAACATGTTCGTCTGGCACGTCGTAGACGTGCTTCAGGTAGCCGGCTTCATGGAGCTTGTCCAGCCAGTCCTTGAACCAGGACGTCAGCAGTTCCATGGATGCGAAGGCACAGAATTCGTCATCCAGAATTCCGTGCAGACCGCCATCGTCATATGGATTTGGATGATCCCGGTTGCTGTGCGCCCACGCCATGTCTTTTTGCCATTCATCGGTTTCCGGCCCGTTGTACGGGCCCCCAGGAACGCCGTAGGGCATCCTTTCTGCTGTTGCTACCCGATACACCAACACGCCATCCTCCTGCCAAGCGTCAAGAAATTGCCTAAATTGATGGCCAGAGCCCTTCAGCTCCGATCTCTTCGGACTGTGCTGCCGTGTATCGATCGACTGGCATGATGGCGCCAACGAACGTGGATCCGATCTTCACGGAGATCTGCTCATCACCGTCGGAGATGGAGAGGTCGGCGATGGTCTCGCCAGCAGCCTTGATCTTGCCGAAGGCAGCCATCATCTTCGGATCGATCAGGACGAGACGCGTTGGCGTCTCGCGAGTCAGCAGGTCGTAACAGCGGTCCCAGAGATCGACAGGATTGCGTTGCTCCGATGCATCGCGCATCGGCATCCATGCGCCGTTATCGTCTAGGATTGACAGTCCATCCTGGTGACGGATATCGATCTCGACTGCGTCCTTCTTGCGGGCCCGTGCGATCTTGTCCAGTTCCACCAGATCGGCACGACACAGGTCGATCTGTGCCGTATCGTTCTCAGTTTCTACGCTTGCCGAATCGTAGCCTAGGCTATAAATATCGGTCGCCATGATGCTGAGGCTGCCGATATTCTGGTGGACTCGGCAGACCTTGACCGCGCTACGCGCCGGCATGAACGCAAGAGCGTTATGCGTCAGCCTCGCTAGTTCAGGCCCAGGAATCTGGAATCTGCCCATCGGGCCAGTCATCCTCCCATCCGATCTCGGGGTCATCAGTGTATGGAATCTCAGAGATTCCCAGGTCTTGCGCTGCTGCTATGCGATGGTGGCCATTGCAGACAATTCCATTTTTGATCAGGATTGGACGGGAGATACCATGCAGTCGGATCGAATCCAACAAATCGGGGTACTCTCCATCGCGACGCTTCTTTGAAAGCGTCTCCCGAACGTTCCTAACGATCTCGGCATCATTCCAAGAAACGCCGTTCGGGCAGCCGCAGGATTCGCAATCGTCGTTGTAGACGACCTTACAGGCGGGGCATCGACTATAGGACGGCGCATCGGTAGATCCGAGTGCGAGGACTTCAGTCAGCGCAATCGAACCGACCATCGTCATCTCCATAATCGAAATCTTCGTCTTCGTAGTCCACGGGACGGTCATCGCTCATGCGATCACCAGTCCACGACGCGTGGCGTCGTTACGGAGGAATTCCTCGCGCTTCGCGATTCGGTCACTGCGAAGCGCCTTGTAGGCAGCTTCAATACGGCGCGCATGCGCCATAGCCGCACGGGGCCCTTCCATCTGGAAGGTCATCTGGAGCCAGAAAATGGCCTTCTCATACATCTCGTAACCCTTGAATCGCTTGATCCGCTTGATGATGTCTTCGATGGTGATGACCATGATCCGAATGCCTTTCAGATGGTCGAGTTGGTGAGCGCCTTGATCCGCCGTGCCAGCCGGCGCTGAGTGGTCCGGTACTTCTCCATGTCCTTGCGGGACACCTTCGTCTCGTCCTGGCGACGAAACTTCCGGATGGTCGTCTTGCTGTTCTCGCTCACTCGTGACTCCTGTCAAGCGTCAAGTAACTGCGGTTGAAAATGGGCGCCCACGGGTCGAGGATGAGCGCCCATCGATGTCATTCGCCGATCGGTTCTGATCGGTTCTGATGTGAAGATCCTGCACCCGCCAGCAGCGGGTGTCAAGCGTCAAGTTTCACGTCAGCAACACAAGTCCTGAGCCGAACAGAGTCTTCTGTCCGTATTTCTCCCGCTTCGCGATGTCACCGATGACGTCACCGACGGCTTCGTACTGCTCCAGAAGTGAAGATCGTGTGCCCAAACCGTCAAGGGCGCCAGCGGCAACCAAGGCCTCAACTACGCGCTTGTTCATGACTCCAGTCCCTACCCTGGCAAGCAGATCAGGAAGGGACCGATACGGGCCCCACGCGTCCCGCTCTGCCGTAATCAGATCTCCAGCCACTCCCACACCCTTCACGGCCCCAAGGCCGTGCAGGATGACGCCTTCAGGCGTCGGCGTATAGGTGGCGTTTGATCCGTTGACGTCCGGTGTCCTGACTTCGATGCCCATGCGCCGGCACTCAGACAGATACAGAGACGTACTGTCCTTATCGGGAGCCTTACCAATCTCACCAGTCAGCACCGCAGCCATGTACTCGGCCGGATAGTGCGTTTTCAAGTAGGCAGTCCAGTAGCTGATGAGCCCATACGCCGATGCGTGCGCCTTGTTGAATGCGTAGTCGGCGAAAGGGACCAAGGTTTCCCACAGGACGCTGATCGCGTCTTCCGAGTATCCATTGGATCTCATCCCATCAGAGAACGGGATGAACTCCTTGTCAAGGACTTCCTTGTTCTTCTTGCCCATGGCCTTCCGGAGAAGGTCAGCATGACCCACTGAGTAGCCGGCCACGGCTTGCGCCGCAGCAATGACTTGTTCCTGATACACGATGACGCCATAGGTTGGCGACAGGATCGGATCGAGAGCGTTGCTCAGCTCAGGGTGAAGGGGGTCAATTGGCTCTCTTCCGTTCTTCCGATCCGCGTACGCGTAGTGCGCTTTGACACCCATTGGTCCAGGACGGTAGAGAGCAAGGACAGCGCTGATGTCCGCAAATTGAGTTGGGCGCATACGCTGAAGAAGTTTCCGCATGGGGCCTGAGTCAAGCTGGAAAACTCCAAGCGTCTGTCCTGCGGACAGCAGTGCAAAAGTCGCGTGATCATCCAATGGTAGTCGCAGCAGGTCAACATCTCGACCATGATTTCGTTTCACCTCCTTCAAGCAGTCATCAATGATCGACAGGTTTGCCAAGCCGAGGAAATCCATCTTCAACAGGCCGAGTGCTTCGCACGTGGGGTAGTCGAATTGGGTCACAACAGAGCCGTCGGACCGGCTCCACAGCGGGATGTGATCGATCAGGGGCTCTCGACTGATGACCACGCCGGCAGCGTGAACCCCAGGCTGCCTGATCAGTCCTTCGACTCCATACGCGAGATCAAGGACGCGCCTTGCATCTTCGTCAGTCTCAACCAGCTTTCGGAATTTCCCAGCATCACCATAACGAACATGTTCGCGAGAGTAAACGCACTCAAGCGGTGCATCCTTACCCATGATCGGAAGTGGATAAGCCTTACTGAGACTGTCGCCGAGATCATACCCGAGTCCGAGTGCACGAGCGCTGTCCTTGAGCGCAGCCTTCGCCTTGATATAACCAAACGTGGCGATCTGGGCAACTCGGTCGCCGCCCCATCTCTGCGCGGCATATTCAATCACTTCTCCTCTCCGTCGGTCATCAAAGTCCATGTCCACATCGGGCATGGAGACGCGCTCAGGATTCAGGAAGCGCTCAAAGAGGAGTCCATGAACGATCGGATCCAAGTCCGTAATGCCCAGAGCATACGAGACTAGAGATCCGGCAGCCGATCCGCGACCTGGGCCAACGCGAATCCCGCGCGATTTAGCAAATCGGATGAGATCAGCAACAACCAGGAAGTAGGACGCAAAACCCATCTTGCCAATGACGCCAAGCTCGTACTCCGCCCTGTCGATCCTGTCGCGCGGGATCCCGCGCGGATACCGAACTTGAAGACCGCGATAGACCTCCGTCCTGAAGTACAGCTCTTCCGTCCATCCCTCAGGAACAGGAAAGACTGGCGTGAGATCCTGCGACTCAAAGGTGACGTTGCATCGCTCTGCCAACGTCAACGTGTTGTCGCATGCTTCCGGCAGTTCGCGAAACAGATGACGCATCTCGGCCGGCGAGCGAAGGTAGTAGCCTTCGCCGTTGAACCGAAATCGATCCTCGGCATCTAGCGTTGACTGAGTGCCGATGCACAGAAGGAGATCGTGAGCGGCAGCGTCTTCAGACTTGACGAAGTGGCTATCGTTCGTTGCCAGCAGTGGAAGCTGAAGACGACTGGCAACAGTCAGCAGTCCGTTTCTGACACGGCTCTCAATCTCTAGCCCGTGATCCATCAGCTCAACATACAGATTGCCGACCCCGAGGATGTCACTCAGTTCCGCCGCGTGCATCGCTGCGGCATCAGGATCCCCGAGACGAAGGCGTGTCTGCACGGCACCTGATGGGCAGCCAGTCGTACCGATGATGCCGGCCGAGTACTCAGCCAACAGCTCCAGATCGATCCGAGGCTTGTAGTAGATGCCCTCTGAGAAGCTTTTGGACGACAGCCTGAAGAGATTGTGCAGACCCTCATTGCTAGACGCGTACAGCGTCATATGAGTGTATGCGCCACGGCCTGAGACATCATCCTTACCACCCGATCCCCATCGGACCGGTGCTCGATCAAATCGGGATCCTGGCGCCACATAGGCTTCCATGCCGATGATCGGCTTGATGCCGTGCTTCTGGCCCGTCTCCCAGAAATCGTAGGCGCCGTGCACGTTGCCATGGTCGGTCATGGCGATGGCTGGCATGCCCATCTCGGCAGCAGATGAAAAGAGCGCCCCGAGTCGGGACGCTCCATCAAGCATGCTGTATTGAGTGTGATTGTGCAGGTGAACGAAAGTCATTCATCGTCCGACGGGCAGACGTGCGCTTCAGCGCTCATAATCACACGGCCAAGGAAGGCAGACAGGTCACCTTCGGAAACGATGCTTCCGCACTGAAAGTGGATCATCTTTAGCTTGTTGTCTTCGACGTCAAGTCGAAAATCCATGGGCATCATGCCCATCACTCCATCCTGTGTGCTCCGGAATAAGTGTTGTACTGGGCGACGAATCGCTGACAGCGTCGCTCAGACGTACGACGCTTGACCTTGACAGAGATCTGCCGGCCATCGACTGTCACGATCTCGATGAACAGGCGATGCTTGAGTGCCGATGTGACTGTTGCCTTGGATCCGCTGAACCTGCCTCGCTGTCCGCGACGCTGAACGTAATCCTTGTTCAGGTTCAGCTTGATGCCGATCCGTGACGCCTCCTGGCGCCACAAGAACATCCGTATCCCATTGAGCATCGCGGACATGACTCTCCCCTCATCAACGTCAGAGGGGAGAGCATACGTCCATGGACTGACGGGTGTCAGCTAGTCGTACTCAGCGAAGCACTCTTCACAGCCGTCTTTCGGCTGCTCTTCATGATCCGGGCACATCTCCTTGACGGAGATCAGTTCGGCATAGTAGCCGTCATCTTCGGTCTTGTAGATCAGCGCTTGCGCTTCGGCATCTTCGATCTTGTTGAAGATGTCCGTTACGCCTTCGTCGTTGAACACGCCCCACTCTGTCACGTCAGTTACCCTCATTTCGGCGAACCTGACGATCGTACCAAGCGGACCGACGCAATACGGCTGTCTCGCCGTATATGCGGTCGCCAGCGTCTAGCTCAACTTTGATTGTCTTCTGGGTGATCTTGACTACGATGCCGTCACGGGTGACCTGATTCCGATATCCGCCGAAGCAGTCGGTAGTGGTTTCAAGCCGGAGACGATCACCAAGCTTCACGGAACTGAAGTCAATGAGTTCAAACGTCTCCGTCATCTCAGTTGCTCCATGCCCTGTCGTATCCGAACACCTTAGCCAGTCGATCGGCTTCGCGCTGCATGATCTCGCGAAGCTCGTCCTCCTGGTCGTCCGGGATTTCCAGTGCCTGATTTGCCGGATCCCAGTACCCGAGAACATTGCCAATGCCGTGCATGATCGCCTTTTGCGCGATTTCTTTCAGTTCAGTGCGGGTCATCTTCTCGGACACTGCCACTCCCGATTCGGTTCCTGCGTTGCCTTCTGACGAAGACTCTAGACCCGTCGATCGATGCTTGTCAAGCGTCAAGTTTCAAACTGCTGGAGTGAACTTGTCGTCACGCACGTGACCTACCAGCACGCCGGTTGTGGAGTGGAACACCGGCTTGCCGGCAGGAAATGAGGTCGGGCACAAGTCGGGACGATCGATGCCAAGCTGATTGAGGCGTCTGACCGCCTCTGTGAACGTCTCGTACTTGCCCATGCTGGTGATGTCCGTCAGACAGTCGCAGCCATGGTGTATGACGCCCTTATGGCCGTGTGACGGCCTTCCCAGGAACTCGGCGATGAACATCATCGTTCTCCCGAGTACAGGAATCGGAAGAGTGCCACCTGGAGTTCAACCATGTCTCGTCCGTCGAACTCGCTGATATCGTATCCGTGCTCTGAAAGCACATCACGGATGTCTGTTATCAGACCGACCGTGAATCGATCGTCATTCGCCGGGCGAGGCGTGATCGGGAATGCGCCCATAATCGACTCCTAGTATTCGGCACAGATCTTGCAGTACTCGACAGCCTTGCAATTGCGGATGTGTCGATCGAGCGCTTCGCATTCTTCCTCGTACGAGATTTCGAAGTCATCGATCGTGTCGTCGTCCCACATGATTTCTCCCTAACCTGTCTCATCAGTGCCAGTAGGTCAATTCTGGCAGACGCGCTTTCGCGCGTTTCGACTATTGGAAGTGACGCCAGTTATTCCAAGGGTCGATTCCGCATTGCTCCATCACGAGCCAAGGATTCGGGTCTTCGTGCGTTGGACATGCGGCAACATATGCTGCGGCTTGATCGCTGGTCAGTCGAATTCCGTTGGACGTGGTGAATCGTCCATTGATCGAGTCGTATTGCAACGCGTAGTTGCTCGTTAGCCGGTGCCGATACTTCGGCCAGAACGTGAGGCTGTATTCGCCATCACGATAGTTCACACGATCGATCTTGAGACCAAGCTCTCTGGCTATCGCCTCAACTTGCACGGCTGCTGTCATGCGTCAAGTTTGGCATGCGTCAGCATGCCTGTCAAGCGTCAAGAAACATCCATCATCGCAGGTCAGGGACTGTGTGATGCACGTCACATCATGATGATGTCCCATACCGACTCCAGTGACATCACTAAGCAGGGTGAGAGCAAGTCCTACAGGCGCCTCGCGCGCCTGATAAATAAATATCTCTCTCTTATATATAGAGACTTCCCCGTAGAGGGAAGTCTCTTACTGATGATGATAGATATTGATTGATGCGATTCGCCTTTGAAGGCGAATCGCTAATAATTGACGATTATCGCGCACGAGCGCGAACACGAGTTTTCCGGTCATCGGTTGAATCTCTCGTCACCGGTTAAGGCGAAGCCGAAGTGCTCCCGGCTTCTGTCAAGGATGGCGCAATGCCTTAATGGCGATTCAGATTGATTCCTGGTGACCGGAAATTAACTGCGAAGTTCTTGGTAGCGGAAATATCGATCTGTGCCAGCTTCGTTCATTGCTGCCGATTGTCCTACGGCACTAATCGGCATTATGAAATACACCATAGTCCTTGCGGCTATGGTCTTTGACTCAATAGCGTAAATGGTAGCGCAGCGATAATGGATCGCAGGTAGCAGGTTCGAATCCTGTTGAGTCAACAAATAACCATCACCAGAAAGGAAGACTCCACAATGGGTGATGGATGGAAGAACAGCAATCGCGTCAATGAACTACCAAGCAACTGGAAACAGCTGCGACAAGTCGTGTTGCTACGCGATGGATATCAATGCACACACGTTGACGATTACGTTCGATGTGCACAGCGTGCAACAGATGTAGATCACATCGTGCATGGCAATAACCATTCATTGAACAATCTGCGATCGCTGTGCAACTGGCATCACGCACGCAAGTCCAGTGCTGAAGGCAATCAGTCGCCCAACAGGCGACGCGAGAGTATCCGCCGGCCGAAGCCGGCACATCCCGGATTGCTCTAGACATGAGTGATCCCCAGTGCAGCAACACTGGGGATCTGAGTCCAACTAGTCATCACCCATGGACTGATCATCTCATTGCGTCGCCGACAGGCGGGAACAATCAATCCGGTCACGACTATACCACTCCGGCACGGAGTGCCGTGACTTAAGACCGGTCTCAGTGCCTTCGTGACTCAGGGTGGTCTATCGGATGGCGATCCACCAGCCCCGGTAGGGGGTGGACCCCCTGACCTGCATCTATTTCATCGGGGCGAACCTGCGTCTCGCATTGTGTACGGGTCTGGGCACTATGAGCGATTGGGGGCGCAATGGACGCTGACCAGGAACTATCCACTCTAGATGACCTTGCAAATGCCCTTGATTTGGCCGCATCTGCGGACGAAGTCATGGTGCTCGCAGAACGGTGGCGTTGGTTTCACCCGCACGACCGCTTTGCCGATGGACTGATCTATGACGCCTGGCGCGCGTTCACGCGCTCATGAGTCTCTGGCTTCATCACTGGATCTGGATTGATCTCTGGTCTCCGATCTGGCCCAACCTTGCCGCATCAGCTTTCTGTGCGGCCATTGTCGATGTCCGTCACGTCCGTCGGACCAAGCAGCTGAAGAAGGATCTGACGGGGGGCAATAAATGAGTTTTACGATGGTCACTGTCACGGCTCGATACGAGACGATGAACGGGGATCCTGCTGCCGGCTCTATCACGCTGACTCCGTCAGTGGCGATGTCCAATGCTGGCGAGACGATCTCGACCATTCCACTGACTCTGACGCTGGCCTCTGGTCAGGCGACCTTTCAGGCCGCTGCAATCGATGACCCTGGCACGACACCTTCGGGCGTCGTCTACAACGTCACCGAGAATATCACTGGCGCGTCTCCGCGCACCTATAGTGTCCAGTTTTCGTACCTCGTCCCGACAGTCAACCTGTCGGATATTGCGCCGGCTTCCACCCTGGTGCCGAGTACGACGTATCAGCTGGTGGCTGCCAAGGGGCAGCCGAATGGCTATGCGGCACTCGACGGCAGCGGTCTGGTACCGGTTAGCCAGCTGCCAACTGCTGCCCTTGACGGCATCACTCAGGCTGCGGCTGACGCTCGATATGACGCCATCAACGCCGCTGCCGCTGTGGCAACTGCGGCAGCCACTACTTACGTGCCCCTCAGCGAGGTTGGCGCCGCTTCTGGCGTGGCGTCGCTTGACTCTACGGGCATGGTAACCGTGGCTCAGGTTCCTGGTGTCTATATGCCTCCTACGGCCAAGCTTCCGCAGTATGTGCCTCCTACGGCGATCGTGACTCAGTTCCAGTCCGGTCATGGATTCTCTTCGGCCGGGACGGGAACTTTCACAGCCAACGATACGACCGATTTCCTGTTCGGCCAGTCGTGCAACATCGTCACCGATGGTGCCGGTGGTCTAGCAAAGATCAAGAAGGTCGGCATGCCGGCCGTGAATACTACCGGCCAGATGATTCGCTTCAGGGTCAAGATCGATGACATCACGCACTTGACGCATCTGGAAGTCCTGTACGGGTCGTCCAGTCTCGCGAACTACTACGAGTGGATTCCGCAGCAGGCGCCTGCTGGCTCGAACTTCATTCCTTCTGGTGGCACTGGAGGCAACGGAGGTGGCTGGTACACGGTCACGCTTCACTTTGCCGACGCTACAACGTCGGGCTCTCCGTCCAGGACGTCTCTGACCGATCTCCAGTTCACGATTCAGGATGACGGGCTTGGGACCGGGGTCAAGTGTCACTTTCAAGATTTCGAGATCATCCCTGATGCTTCCGCGATCTTTCCGAATGGCGTTGTGTCGATCGGCTTCGATGACGCCTACTACTCGATGTACCAGTATGCGTTCCCGATCCTTCAGGCCGCTGGCATGCGTGCCAGCGTGTATCTGATTCAGTCTCTGATCGGCTCTAGCGGCCGGATGAGTCTCCAGAATCTGGACGACCTTCAGAAGTATGGCTGGGAAGTCGGGAGTCACGCGTACCTCGATGCGGACCACGCTTTGACCTACACGGGCATGACTGCTGCACAGCTTGATAATGATCTGCGGCTGATGAAGGCGTGGGAGATCGTCAATGGCCTCAGAGGCATGGACGGTACGGCATATCCGCTTGGTCAGTACGGTCTGACGACCGATGGCGTTTCGACTACGTCGATCATCAAGAAGTACAACAGATATGCCAGGACCATCACGCGCAAGACATATGAAACTTTTCCGCCAGCTGATCCCTACCGGCTTCGCGCTCAGTCTGCCATCGGCAGCTTTGCGGGGAACTATCCGGTCAGCACGATCACGGCTACGGATCTGCCCCACATCAAGGCGAATCAGCTGTGGGGCATCTACACGATGCACGACTTCACCACGGGTACTCCGTCGTCTTCGACTCAGATGACTGTGGCTGATTTCCAGACGTTCATTACGGCGCTTGCAGCGTCCGGCATTCCTGTCATCCCTGCTGGTGACGTTCTGAGGTACTACGGCTGACGATTGGAGGTGGTGGCATGGCTGGTCGTGGTCCGGCTCCGAAGCCGGCAGACAAGCGGCGTAGGCGCAATGCCAATGACGCCACCTCTATCGTGCCTGACGGCAAGCTCAGGGGGCCGACGCTCCCGAAGGACGTCGGTTTCGAATGGAATCCTCGCACTAAGGCTTGGTGGCTGAACTGGCGCAAGAGCGCCCAGTCGCAGACCATGACCGATTCCGACTGGGATTTTCTCCTGGATACGGCTCTGATGCATCACGCGATGTGGGAGAAGGGCCAATGGACTCTAGCCGCAGAGGTCAGATTGAGGGTCGCGAAGTTTGGCGCGACTCCGGAAGACCGGATGAGGCTCAAGTTTCAGATTGATGACCCTGACGAGGATATGCCGTCGCCGACGGCTGACAAGTCGGTGCCGCAGATGGATGACTATCGTCACCGTTTCGCGGCTAGTAGTGAATGAGAAGCTGAGGCCGCTTCCCCCGATGCTGACGCTCGGGTATCGGATTCTCGACTGGTGTCGAGACAACCTGATTCAGCCGGATGGCGACAATCAGGGAGATCCCTTCATCTTTACGGATGAGCAAGCGGCTTTCATCACTCACTTCTATGCCGTAGATGAGCACGGCAAATTCACGTACCGCCGTGGCGTGATCTCTAGGCCGAAGGGCTGGGGGAAGTCGCCACTCCTTGCGGCCATCTGCTGTGCAGAGCTGCTGGGGCCGGTTGTCTATGCCGGCCGGGATGAGCTTGGCGAGCCGATTGGCCGTCCGCAGCCATCACCGCTGGTGCAGCTTGCGGCAGTGTCCGAGGACCAGACGGGCAATACGTATGAGCTGGTCGTAGAGATGCTTAAGGGCCCTGCGATGGAGAATTACCCGGGCTTGGACCCGGGCCTGACTCGCACCTATACGGCCAACGGCAAGCTGATTCCGGTTACTGCCAACAGCACGTCGCGTGAGGGTCAGAGAACTACTTTCGCCGTTCTGGACGAGACTCACCTATGGACCGACGTCAACGGCGGCAAGCGCCTCTCCAGCGTCCTGCGACGCAATCTGGCCAAGATGAAGGGTCGCTCCATTGAGACGACCAACGCTTTCGTTCCTGGTGAGGGATCGGTAGCTGAGGCGTCGGCCGAGACAGCCCAGAAGGCGCTTGAGGGAAAGCTTCGCCGGAATGGTCTCTTGTATGACCATGTGGAACCACCTTTCGAGGTGGACAAGACCAACGAGAAGTCCATTCGCGCGGCTCTGACTCACGTGTATGGCGATGCTGTTGCCTGGATTGATTTCGATCGTCTGATTGAGGAGATCTGGGATCCAGCTACGGATCCCCAGGACAGTGACCGCTTCTACTTCAACATGATCACGCATGCGACCGATAGTTGGATATCCCAGCCGGAGTGGCTGGGATGCCAGGATCACACGAAGGACATCGAGCCTGGTGACGTCATTACCTTGGGCTTTGACGGTTCTCGTAAGCGCATGCGCAATGTCACTGACGCGACTGCCCTTATCGGCTGTCGCGTGAGCGATGGTCACATATTTCAGATCGCAGTGTGGGAACAGCCTGAAGGCCCGGAGGGCGAGAACTGGGAAGTCCCGATCATTGAAGTTCTTGCGGCGGTGGATGAGGCTTTCGAACGCTTCTCTGTGGTCGGCTTCTATGCCGACCCTGCCAAGTGGGAAGGCCACATCTCGACCTGGGAAGCGAAGTACAGCAAGCGCCTACAGGTGAAGGCCAGCGCCAATCATCCGATCGAATGGTGGATGACCGGTGGCCGGCTCACTCTGACTGTCCGTGCTTTGCAGATCCTGCATAACGCGATCATCGATCACGAGATGACCCATGACGGATCCTATGCGCTTACGCGTCACATGCTCAATGCCCGACGTCGCGTCGGTCGTACTGGCGTGACGATCGCCAAAGAGCATCCGTCATCGCCACGGAAAATTGATGCCGCTATTGCAGCCACTTTGGCATTCAAGGCTCGCCAGGATGCTCTAGCCGCCGGCGCTACGGCGCCCGTAAAGCGCTCTAAGCGCCTCTACCGATTCTAAGGGGGTTATGCGTGCTCGATGATACCGATGTCTCGAATGCCCCCGGTTGGTGGCTGATGCGCCTAGGAAAGGCGCTGAGCGGCGATGTGCCGCGTATGGCGGATCTGATGCGGTATGACTCCGGGGATCATCCGTTGCCCGTCGGCAACAGGAAGATGCGGGATACCTACCACCGCCTTCAGAAGATGGGCCGGAGCAATTACACGGGTCTGGTCGCTGAGGCTGTTGAAGAGCGCCTGGTAGTTACTGGATTCCGTACCGGATCCAAGGGAACTCCCGCTACCGATGATGAGGCATGGGGCATTTGGCAGGCGAATTCACTCGACGCCGACTGCAACATTGTCCATCATCAGGCGCTGGTCACTGGTCGATCCTATGTGATCGTGGGCCAGGACCCTGACGACAGTACGGCCGTCCTGATCACTCCAGAGTCTCCCCTTCAGGTGATCCACGAATCCGATCCGTGCCGGCCGCGAAAGCTGCTGGCCGCGATGAAGACATGGATCGACTCGATTGAGGGTCGTCAACTGGCGATCGTCTACATGCCAGATCAGATCTTCTACTTTCAGGCCGTACAGCCGGGCATGGATCCTGCGGAGTGGGATCCGAGATCCTGGGAAGTTAAGCAGGAACCGGCTTCGAATCCTCTCGGCGAAGTCCCCGTGGTCCCTTTCATCAACCGGCGCCCCCGGGCGCCTATGGGCATGGGTGAGTTCGAGGACGTCACTGACATCCAGGACCGCATCAACGTCACGATCCTTGATCGTCTCGTCACTCAGGCCATGCAGGCATATCGCCAGCGCTGGGCCAAGGGCATCAACGTTGAAGACGAGAACGGGAATCCTCAGCGACCCTTCGATCCCGGCGCGGATCTTCTGTGGATCGTTGAAGACGAGGATGCCCAATTCGGCGACTTTCAACAGACCGACCTGAAGCCGATCCTAGACGCATGCTCATCTGACATTCGCGACTTGGCGGCTATCAGCCGCACTCCTCCGCACTACCTGCTGGCAGACATGGTCAACGTGTCTGGTGACGCCCTGACGGCCGCAGAGAGCGGCCTTACCAGCAAGGTCACCAATAGATCGGTGGAGTTCGGTGAGGCATGGGAGAAGGTCCTCAGACTCGCTGCCATGTACGGGGATGGTGAGGTCGGCGACGACAGTGTCATCGTCTGGGCCGATCCCGAGAGGCACAGTCTCTCCGAACTTGCCGATGCCGCAGTGAAGTACGAGAGCGCCGGTGTTCCCTTCAGGGAGCGCATGGCCCTGTTGGGTTTCACTCCTGCCGAGGTTGACCGGATGGAAGCAGAGCGCATGAAAGATGCTCTGGTCGCGAGCCTCAACTCTCCGCTCTCTGTCGATCCTGGTGCGGCGCCAGGTGCGAGCACGATGGCTCTCACACAACCGGGACAGCTGGATGCTGCATCACCTCCTGGTCTTCCGTCACCTCAGCCGGCTCCGCAGCCGGCCACTAGGTGAGCACGTCTGTACTGGCTCAACGGGCTGATGCCGCTGTGGCGGCTGTCAGACACAGGACGATCATCCAGGCTCAGCGCGCCTGGTCGGCATCGCCGGACTACTCGGATGCTGGTCTGGCCGTATGGCTCTCTCAGATCGTCCCTCTGATGTCTGCGAGCCAGCAGACGATCTCCACTCTCACTGACATCTACATCGCTGCGGTCCTGTCGGACATGAGCGGACACACAGTCAACCCGGTTGGTATCCCTGCCGAAATGGCGTCGGGTGCTGCACTCCGAAACGGAGTGACGCCGGAGATTGAGTATGAGCGTCCCTTCAAGGAGATCTGGTATCAGCTCTCGCAGGACAAGGATTTTGCCGAGGCTGTAGGCATCGGCGAGCAACGCGCGATGACGATGATCTCTACCGATCTTCAGTTGGCCAGGACTCATTCAGCGCGGTACGCGCTTGAGCAGTCTGGTCCTGGGGTTGGTGTGGTCGGCTACCGCCGTGTCCTGACTTCAGGCAGCGCTTGCGCCCTGTGTCAGATCGCTGCGACGCAGCGCTATCACATCACCGACTTGATGCCGATTCATCCGAACTGCACATGCGGCGTAACGCCGATCGAAGGCACGAAGAAGATCGGTCAGAAGATTGATGCCATGTACGTGAGTCCGGACGCTGAAGCGTCGGATACGTCTGGCAGCTTCTCGCCATTCTATGGCGATCATCCTGGGCTATCCGTTCACCACAATGGCGAGATTGGCCCAGTGCTTACCGTCAAGGGACAGGCTTTCCGTGGTCCTTCTGACATTCCTCCGGCGGCCGAAACGGCAGCCTAGACCCGAAACGGGAGACACAAATATGGCTGACGACCCAACCACTCCGCCCGCTGGCGCCGATCCGAATACGCCGCCTGCCGGTGTGACTGATCCGGCGACTCCGCCGGCACCTCCTGCTGATCTGGATTCGGCGCTCAAGGAACTTGCCAAGTGGCAGGCAATGAGTCGCAAGAACGAAGAGCGAGCCAAGTCCAACGCCGCTGCGGCTACTGAGCTTCAGCAGATCAAGGATGCTCAGCTTTCCGCCGAACAGAAGGCACAGAAGATCGCAGATAAAGCCACTGCCGATGCGGCAGAGGCTAAGGCGGCTCTCGCTCGGTATCAGGTGGCTGCGGCCAAGGGTGTTCCGGTGGAGCTTTTGACTGGAGCTGATGAGGCAACTCTTCTCGCTCAGGCAGATGCACTCCTGCAATTTGCTGGCCGTCAGCCAGCTGCCCCTAGCGCTCCCAATCTGGGCCAGGGGAATCGTGGCACCACTTCGGCGCCACAGGATCCGAATGCTTGGCTCCGGCGAATGGCCGGAGGTCAGTAACCCAGCTCAGCCCGACTCCAGTGAACGCCCGGAGGTCGGGCGTTTTGCATTGGAGGACTGTTGACTACTAACCCCTTCTCGGGTGGCCAGTATGGTTCTGGCCTTTATCGTAATGCCGGGTCGCCGGCCGGGGGCGAGCCCCTGGTCCCGACTCCGGTATCCGCCCAGATCATTCAGGAACTGCCTACCGCATCGGTTGCCCTTGCACGTGCACGCAAGGTGACTATGTCGGCGCTGACTCAGCGCCAGCCGGTCCTTTCCGTGCTGCCGCAGGCATACTTTCTGAATGCTTCTAGCACTCCTGGTGCTGGTGACTACAACCTCAAGAGCACGACTCAGCAGCAGTGGAAGAATGTTTCGCTGATTGCCGAAGAGCTTGCTGTGATCGTGCCGATTCCGCAGGCATACCTTGATGACGCTCAGGTCGATATCTGGGCCGAGGTGCGGCCTAGGATTGTTGAGGCTCTGGGTATCGCTATCGATGGGGCATGCCTTTTCGGCGTGAATCGTCCGGCCACTTGGTCTACCGATATCTACACTGCCGCCATTGCGGCCGGCAACACGATCACTCCCGCTACTGCGTCTGGTGCTAATGGGCCGGATCTCGGTGTGGCCATTACTCAGATGGGCGCCCAGCTGGTTAAGCAGGGCTACAGCATCGATGGGTTTGCGACTGCGCCTGGCTTTGGCTGGACTCTCGCGGGGTACCGTTCTCCGCAGGGTCTGCCGATTTATCAGCCTAATACTGATGGCACTCCCGGCGGGAATCTCTATGGGTTCTCTACCAGTGAGGCTAAGAACGGCGCCTTCAATCCGCAGACTGCCAGCCTGATTGCTGGCCAGTGGGACAACGCAATCATCGGTATGCGGCAGGACATCACTTTCACGATGCACACCGATGGTGTGATTCAGGATGGCTCCGGCAATATTGTCCTGAACCTGATGCAGCAGGACTCCGTTGCTCTTCGGTGCGTTATGCGCCTGGGTTTTGCGACGGCCAACCCTGTTACTGCCCTGGGTCAGAAGCGCGGGACTTACTTCCCGTTCTCGGTGATGGCCCCGGTTGCTGAGCTGACCTGATAGGAGGTATCCAGTGCGCGTTCTCGCGATGGTCCATTGGTATGTCCCGCACCACAATGGTGGTGCGGAGGTAATGCTTCACACGATGCTCCGCGCACTGGTCGAGCGCGGGCACGAGGTTGACGTTCTGGAATCTCGCGCCCCGCTCAACGCCTCTTACCGGCATGACGGCTACACGATCGACGGTATCCGAGTCCATCCCTTCCGGGATAAGGAGGATCCGATTGATCTGATGCCTAAGTGCGATGTTGTCGTAACGCATCTGGAGAATACTGCGCGAGCCGTTGTGCTCGCGCGATGGATGCACAAGCCGGTTTTTGTTGTGAATCACAACGATTTCGACAACACGCGCGCCTGGTCCGGCGCATCAGATGTCTATCAGGTCTATAACTCTGAATGGCTCAGGGATGAGCTTCAGGAGTATCAGCCCGTCCCTGACTGGCTGGTGGTGCGTCCGCCGATCAATGCGGACGAGTACCGGACGAAGCCGGGTACTAAGGTCACGCTGATCAATCTGAATGCGGACAAGGGTGCTCACGTTTTCTATGAGCTGGCTCGACGCATGTCTGAGACACAGTTTCTCGGCGTGGTCGGCGCTCATGGCGACCAGATCATTGAGTATCTTCCGAACGTGACGATTGTGAATCATGTCGATCCGCATGGCATGAGCCGTGTCTATCGCCAGACTCGGATCCTGCTGATGCCGAGCGTCTATGAGTCCTGGGGACGTGTCGGGGTGGAAGCTATGGCCTCCGGCATCCCGGTGATTGCGAATCCCACAAACGGCCTCACAGAGGCTCTGGGCGACGCTGGCACGTATGTATCCAGGGATGATCTGGACGGCTGGCAGACGGCCATTGAGAGGCTGTCTGATGGGCGCGTGTGGAATGGCGCGTCGCGCCGCGCACTGAAGCGATCCAAAGAACTTGATCTGGTCCGCGATGCGGACCTGAATCACTGGTGCTTCATGGTGGAGACAGCGTGACGATTCCGACTCCTCCATCTCTGCCCGCACTGGCCACTGTTACCGATGTGGCCAACCGAATGCCTCGACCGTTGACGTCCGCAGAGCAGACGCGGTCAGCGTTTCTTCTGACAGACGCCTCTGAACGGATCCGGTCCTTCACCAAACAGACCTTCAACTTGATCCAGACTGCCGAGGTCATTGCCCCGGTGGACAACCAGATCATTTTGCCGCAGCGGCCCGCCATTAGCGTTGATGCTCTTGCGCGAGTAGATCCTAGCGGCAATAGCTACATGCCCTACTCGATCTTCACTTGGGATGGCGCTCAGACCATCATGCTTGGTCCGCCATCGGCGGTAATCAATGCTCCCGAGTTTTGGGTAGACAACGACTGGTTTTGGCGGAACGTCACCTATCTAGTGACGTACACCCATGGCTATTCGGTCATTCCAGACAAGGTGGTTGGCGTCTGCGCGACGATGGTGATGCGCGTTCTTTTGGCGCCTGGTTCTCCTGGCGTTGTGGGAGAGACGATCGGCGGCTACTCGTATCGCATGGCCGATGGCGTGCCACTGGCAGCCATCTCTATGACTTCCGATGATGAAGAAGTCCTGAAGCCTTTCTGCGCTCGCAAGAACCGCACGATTGAATTCCGCTGATGCTAGAGAACATCTTTACGGTGCCCATCATCATTCAGCGCGCCGGCTTCACCGTGGACAAGTACAACAATCCTGGCATCGACTGGTCCAACACCACGGAGACAACTGTCTCCGGATGGCTGGACACCAATCAGAGACGGATGGGTGAGCAAGAGACCAACCGGGACGCTCTCGAATCCGACGGCAATGCTTTCCTGCCGGCTGGCACCGATGTCCTTGGTACGGATCGGCTCATCATCAATGGCGTGACCTATCAGGTTTACGGCATTCCGGCTCCGGTCCCCCGACCGGGATTCGGTATCCATCACATCGAGTGTCGGATTAAGAGGTTCAGTGGCTAGCTTCTCGTTCGATCCGGACTGGATCAAAGAAGAGCTGTTCGAGTCGCCTGAGCTGATCGACATGTTCGATGAGATGGGGGAATCGGTCCTCACGTCTGCCCGCGAAATCGCGGGGCAGTACAACAGGACAGGGCAATTTCAGGCCTCCCTTCGGGGCGCCGTATTTAGGGCATCCAACGGACGGCCCTACTACCGCGTGTGGTCTGACGATCCTGCTGCCTACTCAATTGAGTTCGGCACAGCGAAGGACGCTCCGCACCGTGTACTCGGTCGAGCTATTGGCAAGTGGCAGACAGCCGCTGTCCATAACGGCGAAGTCGCCGAGAAGCGACGCAACAAGCGTGCCGTCGAGAAGAACATCCGGGAATGGGCTGACCGTGTCAGGAGGTGATCGGCCTGATTGAACCTGCCGATCTGCCAGACATCGAAGAAGTCATCGTTCAGTGGCTGTTGACGCTGCCGGCTCTGGCCGGCGTCCAGATCGGGACGAGAGTCCCGACTGATTACAACGGTTCTCAATCCGTGGTCCGTGTGGTTCGTCTTGGCGGATCCACCGATTTTCTCATGTGGTCTGACAACCCCCGACTAGACATCGACTGCTTCGGCCCAGATAAGGCCACGGCATTCAATCTCACGCGGATCGTACGTCGTGCACTGGCGTTCGATATCCGCTTTGCCGATCTCTCGTCCTTCGGTGCGTGTGTCACATCGGTCAATGAAGACGTTGGCCCGCAGTGGTTTGACGAAGAAGATTACCCAAATGCCGGCCGTTATCTGACTCAGATATCGGTCATGGTGCACGCCTAAAGGAGGCAACATGGCCGCTACTGGCCAGCAGACTTCACAGATTCGAGTGGCCGGACAGGGCCACCTCTATATTGCTCCCGTGGGCACTCCGGCCCCCACTGACGTTGTGGCTTCCTGGGCCAGTGTTTCTGCCCTGTGGCAGGATCTCGGCTTCACCGATGACACTGGCGTGGTCCTTGGCAAGAAGGACAGCTGGGATGAGATCGATCTCTGGCAGACGACCGTTCCCGGTCGCTACGTGCCGAAGAGTCGGGCAATGACCGCGAAGTTCAGCCTCGTGCAGATGAATGCCATCACGCTGCCCCTGTGGGCCGGTGGTGGCGCTGTCGCCACCAATGGCGCCAGCGGATACCTGTACACCATCTCCGAGACGCTTGTCTCTTTCGAGCGGACACTTGGGATTGAGTGGACCGACAACAACGGCGCTATCACTACCCGAATCATCATTCCGCGTGGTCAGGTGACCGACACCACCGATATCAACCTGACTCGCGACAAGAGTGCGGCTCTTGGCATCACGTACAACGCGATGGGACTCGACGGCGTGACGCCTCTCGTTTACTGGTACACCAACGACCCGAACATGACTCCCTGATCGCCGCCTTATTTCTTGACGCTTGACACCCATATTCGGCCTGTCCCCGCTTAGAGGGGCGGGGACAGGCATCCTCTCGAAGGGATTTACACACCATGGCTTTTGACGTTAATGCCGCCCGTGCTCAGCGCCTTGAGGCGAACGGCGAGAAGTTCGAGTTTGTGATTGATGGCGAGACCTTCAACTTTCCGACGGAACTGCCCGTTGATGTGCTGGAGACGATGGCGAATGCCGGCAATGATCTGAAGCAGATTGTTAGCGCGGTGATGAACGACGTTGATGCATCGACCCGGTTTTTCGCCCACAAGGTTTCCGTCCAGGATGTCCGGGCGATTCTGGATGCGTGGCGCTCTGAGACTGGTGCGAGCGTGGGGGAAGACTCGCCCTCTGTGAGCTGATCAACGAGCACGCAGAGGCTATTGAAGCTGATCTCCTCCACTACTACCGCGTCGATATCTACGACTGGTACAGGGGCACACTGTCCAGCCGACGGCTTCTGAATTTGATCCGTCGGCTTCCACAGGATTCTCAGCTCTCGCACGATACGAATGGCGAGATGGCTGACTGGTCGCGGAGCGACCACCTGCTAGCAATCACTGTCGATCTCCTTGGAGAGATCCAGTGGGCCTACTCCTCTGTCCATGGCGAGGAGAAGCCGACGCGTCCGACGCGTATCCCGCGTCCAGGTATTTCCGATTCCGAAGTTCTTGTTCCCGCAGCATCTAACGCCGATATCGCGGGATTCCTCATGTCCTAGGGAGGCTACATGGCTGGCTCCGCGCGCTCCGCCGGCGTCGCCTATATTGACCTGGCCCTAGGCGATACGGCAGCACTCGTCTCGGATATCGAGAAGTATGTCAGGGCTGCCGCTGAGGCAGCACAGAGCGAGCTGTCCAAGGCATTCACGGTCAATGGCTCTGAGGCGCTGGCGCCCATTGTAGAGGCCGCAACTGAAGCAGCCGGGGAAATGAGCACATCCATCTCGCGGAGCCTCACAGAGGCTCTTGGGGATGCTGCTACTAACATCTCTGAGAACATCACCAACTCTGTTGGTAGTGCTGCGACCGATGCGGCAGCCTCACTCGTATCGACCCTTTCCGAGGCTGGCGCCGAAGCCGGCGAGCAGCTGTCTCTGAATTTTACTGAGGCTGCGGCCGAGAATTTTCAGCTGTCTTTCTTCGATGCTGACGATCTGACATATCAGGCGTCGCTGGCCGGCCGTGAGGCCGGAGAGGCGCTGACTGAGAGTCTGAGCGAGACCGTCAACGACTCGACTGCATCCCTTGGATCCGTTTTTGGATCTATCGGCGTGCAGGGAATGCTTGCCAATGTCCAGTCGTTTGGCGGACAGGCCAGGGGCCTTATTTCTTCTGCTCTCTCTGCTGGTGGCTATGATGGCGGAGAAGCGATTTCCGAGTCGTTCAAAGAACTCGGTACTGGTCTCAAGTACACGATCGGCTCATGGGGTCTCGGCTATGTTGCCGGCTCGATGATCTCGCGCGGCATCTCCAGCGCATTCGACGCGATCAAGTCGAGCGTCATCGACTTCAACTCAGAGATGCAGACCGCGCAGATCTCGTTTACGACGCTGCTTGGTTCAGCGTCGAAGGCTACGGCCATGATCGCTCAGATCAAGTCCTTCAGCCTGGGCACGCCGTTCCAGTTCGAAGACCTCACCCAGGATGCTCAAGAGCTTCTTGCTTTGGGCGTCAACGCCCAAAGCATCATCCCGGACCTCACTGGTCTTGGAGATGCCGTATCCGCCATCGGCGGCAACAGCTCGACCCTGGATTCCGTCGTACAAGTTTTCGGCGAGATGCAGTCCAAGGGCCAGATCATGGAAACCCAGCTCAGGGAGCTGGAGATCCGGGGAATCCCCGCGCTCCAGATTCTTGCTGCCGGCTATGGCGAGACTACGACTCAGATGTCGAAGAACATCACTGCCGGCAAGATCATGGCGACGCAGGCTCTGCCGATCCTGATCAAGGGTATCGAGAACGGCACTTCCGCCACCCGCGCAATGGGTGGCGAGATGGCTGCCCAGTCTAAGACTTTCGCAGGATCCCTGTCGAACATCAAGGACGGCTTGACGCAGTTCGCTGCTGGCGCCTTTAGGCCCGTGTTCAATGAGCTGAACTCGCTGTCATCCCGCTTCGCTGGATTCTCTTCATCGACTGGCCTTCAGAATATGGTCGCGCCGATCGCGGCCGATGTCAGCAAGGGCATTGGGGATGTTCGCAAGTTCATCTCTGAACTGGTCACGGATCTCCGTCCAGCGGCTCCGCTGGTTAAGGACATTGTAGGGAACTTCGGAAAGTTCAGTGCGACCAAGGGGATTCTCTCTCTGGTCGCGCCGTTGGTCCTGGATATTGCTCAGGCGATTGGCGCCATTGGCCACAACGCTATCGCGGCTAAGATCATCTCGGATATCGCCGAAGCGTTCCTGATCTGGCGAAGCTCAGTGATGCTGCTGAACATCCAGATGGCGATTTTCGATGCGCTGTCCGACGCCAACGTATTCACCCTCATCGTGATGGGTGTAGCTGCCGCTGTTATCGGCGTTGTTGCGCTGTACCAGCACAGTAAGACTTTCCGCGACATCCTTGGCGACATTGGCCATGTGGCCTCCTTGGTGTGGTCCGGGATCGTGACCGGATTTGACTGGGTCAAGTCGGCCCTAGGTGCCGGCTTCGATTTCATCAAAGACCATCTGTACGTGCTTTTTGCCGCCGGACCCATTGGGGTCTTGGCGCTCTTTGTCATCGAGGTCATCAAATACTTCGGCGACTTGGAGCACGGGGTCATGGACGCTGTCCATGCCGTCGGTGATGTAATGGGCTGGCTCTGGCACAACGTACTTGCCCCGGTTTTCGATGCCATCTCTTTTGGCGTGCGCCTCCTGGTCGTTATTGTTGGAACCCTGCTGGCGACACCTTTCGTAATCGCCTATCACATCCTGTCTCCGCTGATCACTGCACTTTGGCAGGACGTCTTTGATCCTGCTTTCAAGGGGATCGGGTGGCTTGCTAGCTGGCTTTGGTCGAACGCTCTCGGCCCAACCTTCCGATTCATTGGTGGCCTGTTTACCAATTTTGGCGGAAGCGTGGTCATGCCGCTGTGGCATGACGTTTTCGAGCCTGCTTTCCACGGCATTGGTGCCGTGGCGATGTGGCTATACAACAATGCCATCGGCCCGGCGATAAGCTGGATCGGTTCAGCCTTTTCTTGGCTGGAGTCGAATGTCATCAGCCCCGTTGCGTCCGCTGTTGAGATCGCCATTGGCGCGGTTGGTGCTGCTGGCATGTGGCTCTGGAATAACGCTCTCGGCCCAGCTTTCTCCGGAATCGGAGATGCTGCTGAGTGGCTGTATAGCAGGACTCTCGGACCCGTCTTCTCTCTTATCGGAGCCGTCTTCACCTGGCTCTGGAAGGAAGCGGTACAGCCAACCTTCGCGAAGGTTGGTCAAGGATTCGACTCCTTCGGATCTTGGGTAGCGGGACTTTACAACAACGACGTCAAGCCGATTTTCCGAGACATCGGTTCCGTGATCTCGGACACCATGCACGATGTGGAGTCCGCTTTCAAGTCGGCCGTTTCCGGAATCTCTTCACTCTGGGGTGGACTGGTCAAGATCCTTGACGGGCCCCTGAACTTCATTGTGAATACCGTTTACACCAACGGCATCCGTGAGGTCTGGGATTTCATCGCCAACGCAGTTGGCATCAAGGATCTGCCTCCGGCTCCGCACTTCGCTACTGGTGGTGTGGTTCCCGGAGACAGGTCTCAAGGGGACTGGGTGCCGCTGTACGGCACTGCTGGCGAAGGCATCCTGTCTATCCCCGAGATGAATGCGCTAGGTGGCGAGAAGGGCTTCAATGCCCTCCGTAGTGTGCTCGGTGGCGGATCCCGAAAGGGATCGCCGGATGGGCACTACAGTCTCGGCGGAATCCTTGACGGCATCGGAGGACTAGTTTCCTCCGGCGCTCACATGGTCACTTCCGGTGTTGGTGATCTGACTCACTATGCCGGAAGCATTGTAGCTGGCGGTCTGAAGGATGCGGCATCTTCGATGCTCGCTCCGCTCAAGGCCGGGATCAGCTCGATGATTCCCGGGAATTCGCCCGTCAAGCAGCTTCTGACCGGGATCCCCACTGGGATGATCAATGATGTCCTGAGCTTCTTCGGAGGCAAGGACCAGAAGGCGCAAGAGCAGTTCACTGCGAATGCCGGCGCTTCTCTGAGTGCTCAGGTCATGAGCTGGATTCAACAAGCAGAGCAGATTACGGGCGTTGGTTCTAGCTGGTCTAGTGGACTTGCTGCCATCATCGCTCACGAGTCTGGCGGGAATCCCAATGCCGAGAATCTAAGCGACTCCAATGCGGCTGCCGGCGACCCGTCGCGCGGCCTGATGCAAACCATCATGGCGACATTCCAGCAGTACCGCGACCAGTCCTTGCCCGACAATATCTTTGACGGGCTTGCAAACATCGTGGCTGGGATTCGCTACATCCAAGCCAGGTATCACAGCATCGCTAATGTGCCTGGTCTGGTGAGCCTTGCTGCCGGTGGCCCGTATGAAGGCTATGCCAGCGGTACTGATGGTGCCGTGGCGGGATGGCACTGGGTTGGTGAAGCCGGCCCAGAGCTGGTGAACTTCGCCGGCGGGGAGACAGTCCTTGACCATGAAGACAGTCTCTCGATGCATGCCCAGGTTCTGGGCTATGCCACAGGGACGAAGAAGAAGGCCAAGAAGACTGTTGCTCCGAAGACCCTGACGGCCGATCAGATCTACACAGCTGATACGGACTTTGGCGATCTGACATCGAGCGACTTCACCGCTACCAGCGTGAAGACACTGGTAGATGCCCTGAACAAGTTGATCCTTGGCATCACCAGTAACACGCATGCTCAGCAGGTTGTGCATGCGGACAGCGTTGCTGCCGCAAAGCTGGCCACACTGAGCACCGATAAGACTGCTATCGCAGCCACTATGAAGACAGCCACCACATATGCGGCATCTCTGACGTCTGCGGCAAGCTCTTTCGGTGACCTGTCTGGGCTCAACCTCTCCGGGGTCTCCGGAGTGGGAGACATCATCTCTGGTCTCCAAGGCAACGACTCTCAGCTGAAGACTTTCATCGCCGACATGTCAAAGCTCAAGAAGCTTGGCTACTCGACCTCGGTGATTCAGCAGGTTGCGGCCATGGGTCCATCATCTGGTGCCGTGTATGCGGAGGCTCTGGCGTCTGCCAGTTCGTCTCAGGCATCTCAGGTCAACAGCCTTCTGTCTCAGGTCTCTGCGGAGACGACTACCTACGGGCAGTCCGTTGCGGATGAGCTGTACGACACAGGGGCGAATGCCGGCAAGGGATTCCTGTCCGGGCTGAAAAGCCAGGAGTCCGCGATTGCGGCCGAGATGAAGACCATCGCAGACACGGTGGTCGGGACAGTCAAGAAGGAACTGGACATCCACTCTCCGTCTCAACGGCTGCGCAATGAGGTCGGCCTGATGACTGGTCAGGGAATCGTGGACGGCATGGATGCCTCGGTGCCGGCCATCGAGTCCGCTGCAAAGCGGCTCGGTGTGGCTGCCGCTTCTGTTCCCGTGTCTCGTCCGTCGTCTTCTCTGGGCGCCTATCAGACGGCCTCTCAGGCTGCTGCCGCTGGCGCCCCGTACTTCGACGTCAAGGTTCTCCTGGACGGCCAAGAGCTGGATGCTCGAATCGAAGTCAAGATCGACAAGAACAATAACCAGCTAGTCCGTGCGTTGAATGGGGGAAGAACTGGATGACGTTGATTCCTGGGAATCTACTTTCCTACAACGCACAGTCGATTGAGACCGATACGAGTGCCTGGACCATCACGAGTGGTCCAGGCACTCTCTCTCAAAGCTCAGCCGAGGCTCTTGACGGCACGTACTCTCTGCTGTGTACGTCTACTGGAGCTGGTTCAATCTCCATCGTTCTCAACGCTGGCGTACCCATCACGGCGGGTGAGACCTATCAGGCGTACTTCAGCTGCTGGAACAATACCTACAACTCCGTCCTTATCGAGATCGACTATTACGATTCCTCGGGGCACAACCTCTATGTTCTAGAGAATCCGGCTGCACCTTACGTTCTTGCGCCGGGGGTGTTCAGTCAGCTGTCGATGGTTCTGACTGCGCCGGCTGGCGCAGTTGGTGCTTCACTGGTCATGCATCCGCAGGCGGCCAGCAGCGGTAATCTCTTCTACTTTGACCAAATGTATCTCGGCTCTCCGGCTCTGGCCGTGACCGTGACACCAAATGGGTCTCTCGCCTATAACGAGATCTCGGTGAGTGGACTGACCGGATGGACTACCTTCTCGATCCAGAGGACCAATCCTGACGGATCCCAATCCATCATTCGGTCTGCCAACGGCATCTCGACTGGTGGAGTGGATGCGTGGACTGGCTTCGATGTTGAGGCGCCTCTCGGCGCCGCATGTACCTATGCGGTGATCGTGGAACAGCCGCAGCCTGATGGCACCACAACCACATATCAGATCGTCTCGCCAGCAGTGACGATCCCTGTGTCGAGTAGTGTCGGCTGGCTCAAAAACTTGTCCCAGTCGGCTCTGAATACTCAGGTCACCATTCAGACTCTGTCGGACGTCAAGCGTCCGTCTCGTCAGCAGGTCTATCCCGTGGTTGGCAGATCGAATCCGGTGGTTGTCTCGGACGTCCTTACCGGACGTACAGGCACGCTGAGTCTGATGACGATTGGCACGACCGACTATCAGTCGATCCTGGGTCTTCTCCAGCCTGGAACTACCCTGTTCTTTCAGGCTACACCTGATGACTACTTCGCCGACATGTATTTCATCGCTGGTGACGTCACAGAACAGCGGCCGGCGCAGACGTCGTCTGACCTGACTCGTATTTGGCAGATCGATTTCACCGAGGTCGATTCGCCTTCCGGCGCTCTTACATCGATCCCCGGCAACTCTTATCTGCTGGTGACGAACTTCGGGACTTACCAGAACCTGCTTGATGACCGTGCAACCTACCTGAGCGTTCTTGACGAAGCCTACGGCACGGGCCCCGGTGGTATTTGATGCTGCCAGTATCCGACCGCTTCCTGACGGCCCTCAGGGGCTCTCACGTCACCATTACGACCGTAGACGTCTGGTACAACCAAGCGCTTGTCGTTGCTGGTGTGCCGATCGTGGATGGCACGATCACGGTCGATCGGACGTCGAAGACCCGACGCTCGGGAACATGCACGATCGGTGACCCGACTTTTTTCCCCACCTTCGCGAACTCTGCTTTGGCCCCGTATGGCGCCGAGCTGAATATCAAACAGGGCATCACCTTTCCCGATGGAACGACCGAGATGATCAGTCTCGGCTGGTTCAGGATCGAAGACGTTTATGAGGAGACTGCCCCCGGGCAGTCCAATGGTGGATTGCCCATCGTGGATTTCTTCGACCGCTCTCAAGCGGTCATCGAGGCCAGCTTCCTGGATCCGATCGACAGGTCCGGACAGGACGTTGTCTCTGTGGGAACGCGCCTGATTCAGGACGTCGTCCCGTATGCAGCAGTGAAGTTCGCGCCTGGTCTTGGTGACGGAACAACTCCTGGAGGCACGACTTTCGATACCGACCGATGGGATGCAGTCAGCACCATTGCAGGATTCCTGAACGCAGAGTGCTACTTCGATGCCAACGGTATTGCCCAATACGTTCCGATTCCATCACTGAGTCAGTCCACGCCGACCAGTGCGGCGGTGTGGGTAATGGACGCCAGCACGCCGGCTGCTATCGCGGCCGGAGGATCATCCACTGGCGTCCTGGTGCAGGCACAGAGGACTGTCAGCCGGTCCGGCGTCTACAACGCAGTGTCGTGCTACGGATCCTCAACTGGATCTGGACCGCCCCCGGTTGGCTATGCGTGTGACACGGATCCACGGAGTCCTACGTATTACGGTCCGTCTGCTACGGGCAATCCCCAGGGGCCGTTCGGTGCCAGCACTTACCGCTACACCAACAGCCTGATCACAACGATTGCAGATGCCGCAGTAGCGGCTGAGGCGCAGCTCCAGAACTTCCTTGGACTGGCCCGATCGCTATCTTTCACAGTGTGCCCCAATCCAGCTCTTGAGGCCGGAGATATCGTTCTGGTCGTCTATCCGGACGGCAAGACCGAATTGCACTTGCTGGACACCTTCACGATTCCTTTGGGACCTGGCGAGCAGTTCACCGGCACCACAAGGACCCTCACTTATCAACTGTCGGGAGGCACGTGATGTCAGTCAATTCTGTGAGACGTCTCGCAAACTCCGTGGCTGCCTCACCCAAAAAGTCTCCTGGTGCTGCTGGTCTTGGTACGGCGATGAAATGTTACAAGGCACTCTTTGTCGCGTCCGAGACTGCTGACGCGAATCTGTCACAGGTGACGATCGGATCAGAAACTTTCCGATGGGTGCCGCGATTGAGTAGCGCCTGGTCCACGGCGCCATCGGCGGGAACAGTTCTACTGATCGGATCCCTTGGCGGATCTTTCATCATCCTCGGTATTCAGCTCGGGGATATCACTCTGGCTGGATCTTGAGAGGAGATTGAATGTCTGCAAGCACACCCAAGTCCGGACTGACCTATCCATCGCTGGCCGATTCACCGAATGTGCCGGCGTCCCTCCAGACGTTGGCCACTGACCTCGATGGCATAGTGATTCCGAAGTACACTTCTTCAATCGCTCAGACTGCCGCGAATCCGTCTCCTGCGACAGGCGACATGTGTTATCGCTACGATCTGGATTGCTATCAGCAATGGGACGGAACAGCCTGGAATAACATCACGCTTGGCGCCTGGCAGCCATACACGCCTACGTGGTCTGGACTGTCGGCTCTCGGCGCCTCTGTGGCCCGGGGCCTCTATGCGCAAGTCGGTAAGACGTGTTTCGTTACTGCCGATCTTGAGTGGGGCACTGGATCTACTCTCGGTACTGGATCCATCAATGTGTCTCTGCCCATCCAATCGGCCACTGTGTCTGGAGATATGGGCTGGCAGGGCACAGGGAAATTCCGTGATGCAAGTGCCGTATGGCATCCGCTGCTTTCCGATGTGGGATCAGCAGCCACCTTTGCTAGCGTAATGGCGCTCAGCTCTTCACAGAGCTACGTTGCCGTTGGCTCTGGCAGCGGATATACGTGGACGTCCGCGACGTCGTACATGCGGATTCAGATGACCTACCAGACCGTGTAAGGAGGCACCTTGACTGACGTGATGGGAATCGATATCGCTTGGGCACGGCCTGATACAAGTCAGATCCTGGCGTCTGGCGCCCACTTTGTGGCCCGATATCTGAGTCCTGATTCCACCAAGAACATTACCGCGTCCGAGGTCACCGACTATCAGGCTCACGGCCTGGATATCATCGTGGTCTGGGAAGGCGCTGCGAATCGAATGCTTGGCGGCTATGCCGCTGGCGTGGCCGATGCCCAGACTGCCGATGCACAGCGGAAGGCGGTTGGCCTTCCCGATGACACGGTCATCTATTTCGCCTGTGACTTCGATGCGAGCGGATCGCGGTTCCACACAATCAATCAGTACATGGATGGCGTGAATTCTGTGATCGGCATTAGCCGATCCGGATTCTACGGTGGCTACTACGCGGTTGAGAGCGTGGCGGCTTCGCCAGCCACAGCATCTTTCTTCTGGCAGACCATGGCCTGGTCGGATGGCAAGTGGAGTGCTCACGCCAATATCCGTCAAGAGGGAACGCTGTTCAGCGGCTCTGCCGATTACGACTATGCCCAGACTGCCGACTATGGGCAGTACCCACGACCGAAGGAGGATGTCTTGGCCACTCTCGATGCCGACGACCTCAAGAACATCGCTGCCGCTGTCTGGAATTTCCAGATGACGAACGTTGCCACTAAGAAGGCCATGACGCCTGGTGGCGTCATGGCGTACGTCGATTATGAGCGCGACGCGCAGACCGCAGCCATCAAGGCCGATCTCGCCACCATTGCATCCATTGGCGGTCCGTCCGCCGCTCAGATCACTGCGGCTGTTGAGGCCGGCTATGCGGCCATGGTCGCCAATCTCCTGTCTGCCCTGAAGGGAAGTGCTGTCTGATGAGCCTTGTTGAACTGCTGACTGTCGTTGGGTCTGGTGTCACTCTGCACAACGCGCTGAGCTACGTCAGCGCCCGTCTGACTGGCGTTGCAACCGCCGTGGCTACTGGCAACGTGGCCACCCTTCAGCACGACGCTACGGGCGTTGTGGACTATGTAGAGACTCATGATCCGAGCGTTGCCAAGGCAGTTGAGGCTGAGGTGGCCAAGCTGAAGGCTCAGGCCACGGCCGATGTTGATCGTGTTCGGGCTGATGCTGCGGCCGAGCTGCGGAAGCTGGCTGCGGCTGTTGAGCATGCGGCCAGTGCAGTGCCGATAGCTGTGCCAGCCGCTCCGGCGGCTGAGGCGCCTGTCGCGCCTGGTGCGTGATGACTGAGTTATGAGCATCGACACCATTACGACCATCATGGCTGCGATAGGCACTGCGGGTGCCCTACTGGCCATGTGTGCCAAGAGTCTGGCGAAGCTTCATGACTTCGTCACGGCAGTTGCCGAGAACACTGCTGCGGTTGTGCGTCTTGGCGATGAGCTGAGTCAGCACGCCACCAACACATCCACGGCCCTTACCGCGCTGGACCAGCGTGTGACTCAGCTGGAGTCCAGTAGCTAGAACGACGAAGCCCCCCGCCATCAGGCGGGGGGCTTCTTTGCGTGGCGGCCGACCGACGGCCACGCGTCCTCCGGAGATAGAAGGGTCAGCGACTCTCCGGAGGAGTCTATGGAAGGGGCATCTTGCCCCTCGCGCCTTCATCAAAGCGTCTGGTCTACAGCTTCACCCGTTTGAGTGACGTGTCGATGACCGCGATCACTGACTTGCCTGAACCCCTGGGCTCTATGTGCCAGTGGTCCGTGAGCGCGGTGACGATACCCAGACCGCGACAGCTGTCTGAGAGGGAGTTGCCGGGCGCCACAACATCGAAGACGGGGGATCCATCTCGGCACTCGATCGTCAGGACGGGATGGTCGTAGTAGACGTCTACGATCCGCAGGTCTATGCCCTCCACACCATCGGCGTGCCTGATCGCGTTCGTGGCTAGCTCGCTGATGACCAGCTCTGCGGCATCGAGGACGGGATTGAGTAGGAGCCATTGCAGCTCCATGGACCGACGGCAGTGTCGCCTGAGCGACGAAAGCCCTTCGGGCGTACTGACGTAGAAGCGTCTCCAAGCCACAGCTAACACGGCTGATCCCATGATGATCCAATCTGATGCCGGATCAAGATCACTCATGGGCGACTCGCGATCACTATGAGCAATCTTCCTGACTTCATGATGCCCCGCAGGTAGGCTCCGATGCAAGTGCAAATTTGACAGCAAGTGCAAGTTGCATGATCGCGCGAGCCGGGGGTTGATCAGGTGAGAGGTGGTGGGAGACTGTATGTGCGTCATCGACCTGGGAGAGGCAGCGTGCAGAGTCCAACCGTGCTGAGGCGACGTCTGGGCGCGTCGCTGCGCAAGTTGCGGTCAGACCAGAACATCGCAGCCAAGGACGTCTGTGCCCCGCTCGGCTGGTCGCTGAGCAAGCTGTCTCGTATCGAGTCGGGAGAGATCGCCCTTCGGGATGCGGACGTACGTCCCCTGCTTGAAATCTATGGGGTAACGGCCGATGACGAGGTGCGATCGATCAGAGATCTTGCTCGCCGTAGCCGGCAGCGAGGATGGTGGCAGTCCTACGGAGACTCGGTGCCCGGCTGGTTCGCCGACTACGTAGGGTTTGAGGCTGACGCTGCCAGGATCCGCACGTTCCAGCAGGAGTTGATCCCCGGCTTGTTCCAGACCCAGGACTACGCTCGGGCAGTGTTCCAAGTGGGGCATCCACTGGAGACCAGCGACCAGATTGATCAACGTGTTGCGCTTCGGATGGAGCGCCAGGCGATCCTTGATCGTCCAGAGGGTCCGCAGATCTGGGCAGTCATGAGCGAAGCTGTTGCCCGGCGCCCTGTTGGATCGCCGGCCATTATGGCAGCTCAGCTACTCAAGCTGGCCGATCTTTCGCGAAGTTCCAAGGTTGTGGTGCAGTTCCTGCCCTTCACTGCCGGAGCCCATGCCAGCATGGGACAAAGCTTCGTGCTCTTCGAGTTCACTGACGAAGTGCCCGGAACCGTGGCCTATACAGAGGCTATGACCGGTGCACTTTATATGGACCGACCATCAGACCTCGATCGCCATGAAGACGCTTTCAGTCGACTCATGGCGTCTGCGGATCCGCCAGAGCGAACGCGCGACTGGCTACACCAACTCGCTAAGGAGTATGCGCCATGATGAAGCACGGTATCGAGGGCACCTGGCGTAAGGCCAGCTACAGCAATGCGTCTGGCGACTGTGTAGAGGTTGCCGCTGTTGATGGTGTCGCTGTAGGCGACACGAAGGACCCCCAGGGGCCGGCACTTCAGTTCGGCTCTGAAGCCTGGTCGGCGTTCGTCTCCGCGATCAAGAACGGTGAGCTAGGCTGATATCAGGGTCGGCTCCAATGGGCTGGCATCAGGCAGTACCTGACGTGAGTCACGGATTACTTACTGCCGAAACACGAAAGCCCCCGCCTGATGGCGGGGGCTTTCTGTCGTTCTAGTCCTTCACCTCGGTCCACCGACCGAACATGGTCTTGGAAATCCAGTATCCATCATCCATGTCCGGATACTTAGCCCAGCCGGCCGCGATCTTCTTGCCGTATCGCTCCGATACGTGCTGCACCTCGAACAGCTCTCCGTCGTGATCCCGATATGTCTTGCCAGCTTCAAAGAATGGTTCGACCTTGCGAGCCGTACTGAAGATCCCCCAAAGCTCATGTCCGACACGATCGCCGGTCAATACCTTGCCGATGTAGAAGACTCGGCCATCGGGCTGACGGATGACGTACTTGACTTCGTATCGCTCCCGCTCTTTATCGTCGGTGGGGCACTCAATGATGTCTCCGACCTCGAACTCAGTCATTGACTACCAGCCCTTCGAAAGTCGCAGCTATCGTGACGTCATCGCCACCATAGGCAAGCTCATCCAGACTTACGGAGCCGCTAGTGTAATTCTCCTCATCAACCGATGCCATATCTGCCGGTACGTCAGTGCCATAGTCACCGGGATCCGCATCGTACTCGATAACGAATGTTGCTCTGATTCGGATAGCCATTAGGCGATCACCGCACAGACTTCGATGCCCGCAGTGCGGGCAAGCCGGACAGTATGCTCTGTTCCCCGGCTGCGGCCGGGAACGATGAAGGCAATGCAGAGGTCAGCACCGAGCTTGACCATCTCGGCATTCCTGATGAGGCCAGCAGACTTACCGTGCTTCTCCCAATCGGCAGGATGCTTCTCATGGTAGATGCGACCAGGCTCGTTGACTGCCTGAATCTTCGTGATGTAGTCAGAGGCCATCTGGTCTGCGCCGAGGGGACAGGCGCCGTGAACGAAGGTGACTGGGATCCGATAGCCCATGAAGGCTTCGCCGTGCGCCTGCGCTACCGCCTTGAAAATCTCTGTCTCTAGCCTTGTCTGGTCCGTCCACTGACGCGAGCCGGTAATGAGGATCCTCATCGGTACCTCTCTTCGGTCCAGAGTTTGATCTTACGAATCAGATCAAGTCGCAGGCATACGACGGAAGTGTCCCACTGGATGAGTCCAAAGAACTCTTCCGAATTGATGTCGTCAAGAGTTGACACCACGTCATCAAGCTTCGTGCCATCTAGGAGTGTCAGCTTCTCGCTATCGCCACTGGACCACGTGACTTCCAGATAGACTGTCGTGTACTTTTCCATGTTCAGGCTCACCGCTTCTCTCCTATCCATCGCATCGATATGCGCTTGAGATTTGCCGAAACGGCGGGGCTGATGCCCCGCCGTTCAAGGTTTTCAAACAGTCGCTTGTACATCAGCTCTTGACGGAGCGTGCGCGCAGATGATTGAGGAAGAATACGGCGATGATGACTCCAACAAAGTCACGCCAGAATCCCCAGAAGTGGGGGAAGAGCCAGTGAAGTCCCTGGGCCACTAGGGCATCAATGCCCAGGATTGCCAGGAGCCCGAAGAACACTCCAACACACGCAAGTCCTACCGACGTTTCAGAGTTCACGCCATCCTCCTTATGCTGCGGCCGGCAGCTTGCCGGCCTTACGGGATCCTGGTCCGTCGTGGTCAACAGTGCTCCGATTGACCCGTTCATTCAGGTATCGAGTGAGAGTGTCCACGGCTCGATAGCAAGCCTTCTTCGCTGCATCGGTCGGGAACTCGTTCCCCATCCAGTAACGCGACTGGAGCCGGAATGCATCGGCCGGATTGAGCGCGGTGAATGCGGCATCGAGATCCCAGAGGGCAACGCAGACGTTCTGCCAGACGACCAGTGCCGTCCTGTCGTCCGGTCCTGTCGGGACTGATGTCTCTCTCAGGGACTCATCCCAGTAGGCATGCTCAAGAAGTGCCCTGACTTCGTCCGGTGTGTAGAGGTACTTCGCCGATCGAACCGTGTAGTCGTATCGCTCCATCGACGCATAGCCGGCGGCAAGCTTGCCCATGAGAGCCGTGACAACGGCAATGTTCTCCGGGAAGGCCCGAAGGATGTCGGGATGCTCGACAAGCTTCACCAGGACTTCCTGAGAGATGTCCTCGGCATCAATGCCCGGATACTTGGCCGCGTACTTCTTCCCGACTCGCTTCGCGAGTTCGGTGATCGGTTGCCAGTCGATATCTGTCATGCATCGGCCTTACGGTCGATGTAGAGCTGCCATGAGTAATCGATGTCCTCTGGGCTATTGAGGATGTAAAGGAATTCTCCATCCTTATCGGGCTTGGACGACACTGCATCGATGGTGTAGACGTCGTCACCGATAACAACCCTGTCGCCAACCTTGTACTTCGGCTCAATGATGCGCCGGAAGAGACCGAAGCGGCCTTCATCGAGAGAGTCCGTGCGGACAACTGCAACTTCGAGTCCGCTCTTGAAGGCCACGTATTGAATCTCGCCACCCTTGAAGGGCTCCGAGATGATTTCCAGCGGACGCGCGTCCGCTCCAATGCCGACGTACTTGCGGCCAGTCCACTCGTCTGTCACCTGTACTCCTTCCCATCGACAACGAAACGGCCGTTCGTGATGTAGATGACCTCAGGCCGGACCTGCCGGCCCTTGACGTGAAGCAGACCAAAAGCGGTCTGCCAGTTCGCGGAGCCGATCTCCAGATAGGACGCCTTGCGCATATCCATCAGGTTCCCGACTTCCATAGCCCACAGTCGGTCCGTATGGCCGTTGTAGCCCCTATCCCAGGGCTCCAGCCCGGCACGATGTGTATGGCCGATTACGACGCTCTTGCTGGTCCTCTTGACCAGGCTCATGGCCGTGCCTGCCGGCCGCTGAGACATGTGAGTGCCTTTATGGCCATGGGTACTGATCCAGCCCGGGGCAATGTCGTAGATCAGCGGCAGAGTCTCGATCCCGTACTCCTCGTGCTTCAGCATGGAGTCGTACGAGATGCCCTCATAGCCGTACAGCCACGGCGAGTAACGGCGAACAGAGTCGGCCACTCGCATATCGTGATTTCCGAGATGACGCTTCCACCAACCATCATGCACCGCGCGGACACGCGCCTGAATTCCATGAGCCACCTTGAGGTCACGGGTCAGACTTGTGTCGTATTCCTGGGCGGTGCCCTTGGACCAGCGGGACGGAGGGCTGAAATCCATCCAGTCGCCGATGTCAACGATGCCATCAGGGCCGAAGTCGTTGATGAAGGAGATCAGCGCGTTGACCGCGCGATTGTCCTGCTCTGGGATCTGGGTATCGGGCCATACCAGGATCGTTTGTTCCTTGGTCAAGTCGTCAGTCCCAGCATGCGAGCAAGCGCAAGGCGAGAAACTGCCTTCGCAAGATCCTTGGGGGCGCCAGCGTTGATTGCGTCCACCTCGATGCCTACGGCAGTCTCCACGATTCGCCTATAGCTGTCGCGAATCATGTTTGCCGATCGGTCTTTCTCTTCCCTCTCGATCTCTTCGAAGTCCCAGCCACCAGCCATGTCAAAGCTCTTCATCGTGCCCCAATCTGTCAAGCGTCAAGAAATAGCTCAGAAGTAGATATGGTTGTTCTGAAGTGCGTCCCGGGTGAGCTGGGACATGCAGATATGCGCAATGGGATCGGCCTCCCAATCCTCTCTCATGGTCTCTCGCTCTGATTCCTCTTGCGTGCCATATCCGATGGAGCGAATCCACATCGAGCCATCGGGCCGCTCCATCACGGCAAACCACATCTGGGTTGTCAGGACGCTGCGCGTCTCGTCCACGATCACGCCGGCAGGCCGAATGCCGTTCATCTTCGGCTTCTTCGATCCCGCGCTAGGACTCGGTACCGGACTAGTCACTTCTTCAGCCTCCCCAATGCCCCGCGCGAATTGACGGACAGCTTGATGACGTCGATCAGCTTCCCCTTGTGGTTCTTCTCTACAAGAAGGCTTCCCCACTCCCGCGCATGTTTGGCGCTAGGAAATCCCGTGAAAGACAGGTACGGGCCCCTCTCGTCCACATCAATTAGGGCATACCAGCGTTTCGCTGCCATCATGCTCCAATCCGCGCTATCAGCGCTTCTGGTCCTTGCTCGATAATGAGCGAGTTCACGTCATGCCCTTGAGGCATGAGGATGGTTCGTGCCTGCGGCACGTGGCTCTCGATCTTCTTGGCCATCTCGGATCCTTGGCCGACATCATCCGCATCAGCCAAGATGTAGACCGTATCGAAGCCCTTGAAGCATCTGGCCCAGTATCTCTGCCAGTTGGTCACGCCAGGGACTCCTACAGCCGGCACACCGGCCTGAGTGGCTGCAATGGTGTCCATCTCGCCCTCACAGATCGCAATCCATGGGGACTGAGTATCCAAGGCCGGAGTGTTGAACATGCGCCTGCTGTCGCCCTTGGAGTACAAGTACTTGGTGCCTCCATGAGCCTCTTTGCAGTCGTGAGACTCAAGGCATCGGAAGGCCATCCCGCAGACACCAGAGAGTGTCAGATACGGGATGGCCAGCCGGCCACGGTACTGCTCATGACTCGGCAAGGGGTTTGCGACCACGCCTAGCTGAAAAGATCGTGCGCTGGCCTCGGACAGGGCCCGCTTCATCAGCCAAGCTTGTGCCGCGCCGTGCACGGCCAGATCCGCCGCGTACTGAGCCGCCGCTGAACCCAAAAAATCTTTCTGCGATTTCGACGGCACCGCGAAAGTCACATGATTCCTCCCTCATGATGATACTCCACGAATCACCCGACGCGTCACACGCGAAGCATTGAAAGAAGTCGGCTTCCAGATTGATGGATGCTGAGGCGTTCCGTTCCCCATGGAACGGGCATCTCATTTTCTGCCAGCCGTATTCGCGGTCCGGCACTACCGCATCGGGATGGTAGTGCCGGACAACGTCGGCGATGGGGGGTTTAGCTGACGCGCTCAACGCGCTTGACGTGAAGTTCTCCTGTACCGCCATCCCTGTGAACTCGATAGGGGTGGGGTCCTGCGGCGCAGTGCCAAGTGTCGGTGACACTAGTCACTACTCCCATTTCTCCGACATACTGCTCTGCACAGTACGCCTCAAGGATCTTCACTCGATCCCCAACCTTGATGGGCGAGTCATTGACCGTCTCAACGTCGTTAACCCATCCGATGCTGTCCACGAAATAGGGTTCGTCATCGGTATCAAGGTCCACAAGGATGCCAACCCAACCAACCCAATCCGGGTAATCGTCGGCGCGGGTGATCCTCACTCGATCGCCGATCTTGGGCTTCGCCGGATCCGGGCCATTCTCCATGGTGATCATGCCCTTGATCCCACTGATACGGCCCGGATTGATGCCAGCCGCATTAAGTGCGTGCCAGATGGCGTCGGTATGCTTGCGCCGGCCGGCGCCGTTAACGTGCATTCCCACGACGGCGCGAAGGGTCTCGGCCTCATCCTTGGACAGCGTCAGGATATAGGCATCCTCATCGGCCTGGATCGTCTTCTCGACCTTGATGGTCGTCTTCTCGGCAGTTGCCATCAGGCGTTGTCTCCATTCTCGATGCGATCGGCAGTCTCGCGAAGCAGGACAGCAACATCCTCAGCCGAAGGGGCAGCCTTGTCGCTGCTCGGATTGTCGTTCCAGTCCGCGATGACCCAGAATGGATCGCGGCCCGGGATTGTGTCGAGCCTTCCAGATTCAGTGATCTGATTGGCAACCGGGTTGACCAGCCGGTAATACTCGTCCGACTCGTCAAAGTCGGACGAGAGGGAGCCATACTTTTCGAGGTTGCCCGATGCCTCGAAAACCGCGCCCATGGTACAGAAGCCGAAGCATCGATCCTCGGCAATCTTCTTCATTTGGCCTGTCACCTTGCCGTCCTTCAGGACTAGCTCGGCAGCCTCACGATAGATCTCGGGAAGTGTCTTCTCGGTGCTCACCATAGTTTCCCCGCTTTCTTGTCTTCGCCCGTGTAGAAGCGTTGTCCGATCACCCGCGCTGCGGGTGGATTGTCGAGATAGTCAGCGCCGGCACGTAGAACATCCGGCTTGTCTCGTGCAGCCGTCAGCAGACGGCCATTACACATTCGGCAGAGAAGTCCTCGGATGAGCCCAGTCTTGTGGCAGTGGTCTACCGATAGGCGCTCTCGGCGCCTTCCACCACAGATGGCACATCGGCCGTCCTGAGCCTTGAAGAGTGCTTCATACTCGCCCTTGGCGAGTCCATAGGTGGCCATGACTCTGGCCTCATGTCCGGCCGCAGAGCGGCCATTCTTGCGACACGATGAGCACGTATGGCCTCTGGCCGAGGTGAAGAATCTCTCTGCCCGATCTCGGTGGCACTTCTTGCAGGGTCGATAGCCCTTACGTGCGGTCAATCGACGGTCACACCAAGAAGGGCAAGAGCCTTGGCAAGCACCTCAGCTTCAGCCAACAGGGCACGTCGAACAGCGAGATACTGCCCGATCCTGTCGTACTCTTCGTCATGAGGATGCCGGAAGGCTTCACCCCGAGACAGCTCGATTTGATTCGTGCCGAAGTAAGGAGACTTGCCGAAAAGCTTGCTCACGGTGTGAGTTCCGTCAGTCTCGGTGACGAGATGAATGTTCTCGTCATAGACGCGAATCTCGCGATAGGTCACTTGGTGAACCCCTTTCCTCGCTTCTGAGTGCTCCGCATCGCCGCGCGCCTGCCGGCACGATTCGGCGCGTATGCCGGCTTGGCCGGCTTCATCAGCCGAGTCATCGCCTCGGCCATCCACAACTTGTAGTCCACGTGTGCTCCCCTAAGAAATTTTCGACAGTGTCAGTTAAAGATGATCTTGACTATCCCCGCAGCTCCATACGCTCCGGATAGAAGTCCAGTCGAATCGTGTTCCGTGCAGCAGGATCGGCTTTGCCGCCACGATTCTTGACCGCATTCACGCCGAGAATATTGACGCCATTGAACATCTCGATCTCAGTCGATGCGTTGTGCAGAGTCAGGACGACTTCGGGGACTCGCCCGATCTGGCCCCTGAGGCCAGACAGCGGAACCGGCTGATTGCCATCGTTATACGTTCCCTGCACGTGATGCAGTGCGATTACCGCAGCGCCCGTTTCCCGGGCGACGTCATGCAGGTAAGCGCAAGCTTCTTCAAGTGCAGCCGTATCGGTGGCGCTGCCCCCGATATCGATGTTGCTGATGTTGTCCATCACGATCAGCGCCGGCCACCGGCCGGCATACATCGCGTAAGCCTTCAGCTCATCATCGATGTAATCCGTTGTCGGCGAGCCACTGAAGTCATATCTCAGCATCGCAGACTGGGACAGTCGAGCATCGATCGTCTCCGTGCGCCCGGCGAGAACACTCGATTCGATGTCTTGCTTTCGCCAGCCAGTCAGCATCGCCGCACAGCGGCAATACATTTCGAACTGGTCGCTGTCCGCAGAGAAGTAGTATCCAGGAAGACCGCATTTCGTGGCGATCGTCTGAGACAAGACACTCTTGCCGATCCCCGGAGCGGCAGAGATCAGAGTCAACTGTCCCTGCCGGATATAGATGCCGTTCTGCGCAAAGGACTGGAAGATGTCCGGTAGAGGCTCACCAGCGGATCCCCGCTGGTTTTTCGCTTGAGTGAGAGTAAGCAATTCCCCTCTCTCTGCCCTGAAGGTAGCCGCCGAAGCGGCTACCTGTCAAGCGTCAATTAATGAGGCAAAAGAGAGTTAGCTCTTGGCCCACTCAGGTTCGCACTGGCTCGGTCCCTGCGGCTGAGTGCATGTCCACATGGCATACGGCTTGCCAGCCTTGGAAATGCCAGACTTGTAGGTCCGCGGACCATGAGGACACATCGGCACTGGACCACTACCGGTCTGCGGCGGCTGAGGCTGCGCAGGCATCGAGTATCCCTGCTGAGGCGGCGTGGCGGGAGCCATCCAGGGGGGCGGACCAGAGGGATTCTGATACTGCTGCTCCGGCGGAGCCTGATAGGGCGGCTGGGGCGCCGCTACGGCCGGAACTGACGGAGCCTCGGCAGGCATCCCGGAGCCGGCAAGGAAGCCGGCCCGGAACTCGGTCAAGGCATGTCCGATTCGCGCACCAGCGTGCGCAACATCCTCGGTCAGCCCGGCAAGTTCATTGCCGTTGCCCGCGCGGACAGTGAGCTGAGGACCGCCAGGGACCTCGGGGATCCTGAAGTTGATGCTGAGAGGAGACTCCGGCGGAGTCGAAGGAGTAGGGGCGCCGTATGGCGTGGTCAAGATGCCTCCTGATAGTCGGTGCCGCCGTTGGCGACACACCATTGGGATACGCCGCATACGCGGCAGTGATCGCCAGGACTCGGAATGTAGATGCCCTGAGACTCGGCAGAGTCCATGGCCTTGAACCATGCACCTACACGCTCAGGCGTGTAGGGACTCAGATCGATTGGTGCCGACGGCTTATTCTTCTTGGCCAGGTAGAAGTCACCCCAACCGGTCCTGACGCCGTACTCGGCGGAAAGCGCCAGATCGTAAGTGCCAAGCTGGATCGGGCTGTTGAAGGATGATCCGGTCTTCAGATCCCGGACGACCAGCCGGCCAGCGTTGGTCACGATGACTTGGTCGATGTAGACGATAACGCGAACGCCGGAGAGTTCAAACTCAATTTCCAGCTCGACCGCTAGGCGCCCATCGGGCGCCGTCCAGATCGTCTCACCACTCTTGGAGATGTAGTCAAGGTACTGGAGGACCATGTCTTTGCCTTCGGCGTAGCGGACTTCGATGTCCATCTCCGGCTTGCGCCGGCCACCGGTCATCCACACCGACAGATCAGGTTCCTTCTCAAAATCCTGCATGATGCTGACAGCCCATGCGGCCTCGAATTCGGCGATGCACTGATCCGGTGTCAGTGTGCGTCCAGAGCGCTCGTACGCCTCTACGGCGGCGTGAAATGCGGTGCCATGAGTGAACCATGCTGCCGGCCGTCGCGGGGCCCGTACAATGCGCTCCAGTCGGTACGCCTCAGAGCAGCTGGCCCATGACTTGACTTGTGAAAAAGACCTCCGGCGTGAGACTTGACTCAATCAGTTCTCCTCTCCGAGCAATAAAGGTGTGCACGACGCATCGTGTTGCGTCGTTGCCGAATCCACGTGCGCACGGTTCTGATTCGGAGAAGCGGGCAGTCTTGGGAAGGTGTGTCCAGAGATCTTCGATGGCGTCCGGGTCGGTGTGCTCGCTGACGTAGAGCCAGTACACATCTGCCCACTGGTAGTGAAAGACCATCAATCGGGCATACGGCGCATCATCGTACAAGGTTTCGGTTTTGGCCGTCTGCGGCCCACGTTCGTCCGGCAGTACGGACGCCAATGTCATCAACTGCCCCCCGCTGACGCTGTTCCATCACATCTGTCACGCAACTGACCCATCCCGCTCCGCTTGATGTGTGACGACGATCATACGCGCGCACTTTGTGCGCCTGTCAAGCGTCAAGTTCAACCTACAACGAAAGTGCTCGGCCCACTCTAGGACCGAGCACTGACATGTGACGATGTGTAATGAAGTTGTAAAGGCTAGCTACTCAGAGTCTCCCTGACATGCCGTTCGCCCAGCTCAGGGCCCCTGGGTAGCAGCAGGACAGCGCGCTGAACGTCGGTCGGAGGCTCTATGTCTGCCGGCCAGCGGATGATCAACTCTCCGTCAGAAGCCGTGCGCGGCACGTAGATCCACGGCGACGGCAGGACAGGATCGTACACAACTGTTACATTCTCGCGTGTGATGCGTGCATGCCAGTTGGACAGACGACGCAACTGCGCGTCTGTCGACGGGTGTCCTGTCCTCCACCTGATGTGTGCCCTGAGCCTCTGTGCGGCATCAAGGGCCTGATGATCGCGACCGATGTCCCAGGGCAGATAGTCCCGGTAATTTACCGGCGCTACCGCGCCCCATGGTCTACCCATCTCAATGAAAAGCGCGCTTACGGCCTGCTTGCTCACGCCGTACTTGTCCGCGATTTCATTGAGACTCAGACCCAGGAAATCTTTGTCCCGCACCAGAATTTCATCATCAGGCAGTGTCCTCGGTCGTGGCAT